GGGGCAGGTGCTATTATTGAAGGTGATGAAGATAGATACACCGATGAAGCATTGGCAAAAGCAGCAGAGGCGGGTGATAAAACATTTTGTGAACCTATTTGGATTTGGAAAAAACTATGATAAAAGAATACTTCAAAAAGTTTTATGGCATGGAGCCGTATATTCGTATTGAAAAAGACGAGTGGCAAACTATTCTCCAAACTTATACAAAAGAAGAAATCATAAATGAACTTTCAGAGTGCCTTCACACATATCCACCGCCAATTCCAAATATAACCGAAGAAGAAACTTTGGATGCGTATAAAAAATTAAAAGGTACTTGGTGGCCTGATATTTTGGTTGAAGGTAAATGGTTTCCACGTAATGAGAGGGTATCAAAGTATCCACTAACCTACGATGGTTCTGAATATTATTTTAGAAGAACAAATGTAGGTAACAATGCATCTAATCCTTTCCATATTGAAAATCGTTGGAAAGTTGATTGGGTAAGAACTCCATCAGGTTGGAAAACGTGGCAAACGGTGGAAGGTATTAAAACAATTGTAAGAGCATATTTTACTTTAGATAAATTATTGTTGGATGTTAATATGGAAACATTGAAAATGGCAACAACATTAAGAAAGTATGTAGCATCACAATTTAAGCCGGTAATAGCAAAAGCATTCTATGATAAATTTCAAAGTAAGAATGTAATGGATTTTTCAGCAGGTTGGGGTGACCGTTTAGCTGGATTTTTTGCCGGTGAAACAACAAAGTTTTATTTAGGTATTGACCCAAATAGTAATAATCATCCTAACTATCAAAAACAAATAGAGTTCTATAAAAAACATACAACATTCTTTGAAGAAGAAAAAGATGCAAAGATGTTACAAGCGGCAGCAGAAGATGTAGATTATTCGGAGTATGAAAACTTCTTTGATACAATCTTTACATCACCACCGTATTTCAATACTGAAAGATACTCATTTGATGATACTCAAAGTTGGATTAGATATAAAAAGTTTGATGATTGGAACACAGGCTTCTTTCATACAACTTTGGAGAAAATTATACCAACCTTAAAGAAAGGTGGTATATTGGCAATCAATATTGCAGATGTATTTTCGGCACCAGATAAGGGGTATGTGGACATAGTTAATTCTATGAACGATTTTCTTCAATCTAGGGGGTTACTTTATAAAGGGTGTATTGGTATGGAAATGACAAAAAGACCCAATAGTGGGGGTGCTGGGATGGCTGTATCGGAGTATTATTCGGATGAATTGAAGGAAAAAGCCGAAGAAACTAAAAACCACGCCTTTGGAGAACCCATCTGGATATGGGAAAAATAGATTTGGTAATTTCAATAAATTATCGTATATTTGTATTCACAATTAAAATTAAAACATAAACAAAATGAACAAAGTAAAATTGACAAGATTTATCCAAAAGTATAGTTTGGGTGGATTAGTAGAATCAGTTGCATGGAAAGCAGAAGATAACAAATTATCAACTCGTTTTATTTCCGATGATAAGACGGTATTAGGCGAAATACAATTAGATAATTTTGGTGTAAAATTTTCTGATTTAGGTATTTACACCACATCTCAAATTTCAAAATATCTTCCTGTATTGGATGAGGATATTGAATTAGATATCCAACAAATTGAAGGAAGGGCAACTAATCTTACACTAAAAAGTGGAAATGCACAACCGGAATATAATTTGGCTGATTTGGCAGTTATTCCAAATGTTCCAGATTTGAAAAAACTTCCTGATTTTGATATTGATATCAATTTTGATGGTTCTCTTATTGATAAGTTCATCAAAGGTAAGAACGCATTATCCGAATCTGATACGTTTACTATCCTTTCACAAAAGAAAGAATTGAAACTTGTATTGGGTTATTCTAACGTTAATTCAAATCGTATCACATTTATTGTTGATAAAAACTTTAGTGGCGATGTTAAACCAATTTCTTTTTCTGCAAAATATTTGAAAGAAATCTTAACTGCGAATAAAGAGGCAACATCGGCTGTTCTTAAAGTTTCTACACAAGGATTGGCACATATTCAATTTAAAATTGATGATTTTACTGCTAGTTATTATTTAGTTGAACAACAATTAACAGCCTAATGAGTTTCAATTATTCTAAAAAGTATTTCTACGAAAAGAATGATTGGTTATACGAACCTGAAGTAAACTTATTATACGAAGAAGTTCTCAAAATGCCATTCGCTGACTTTGAAAAGTGGGTGGCATTTTTTAGAGAACTTGCAGTAAGGAAGTGGAATGAGACTGGAGCACCACCTAGAATTGGTGTTGATGAATCAGAAATGATTGAGCAGTTCTCTAAACTACAAACTTACAAAGTAAATGAGTTTGAAGAAAAAGATGATGACGGAAACGAAGTCATCTTTAACTTTAATAAATTCGCTACACCCGTCAATCAGTTCTTCCCTGCAATGTATAAGACAGGTATTGGTGGTTCGGCATATGATAAACCGAAACCATCCATCTATGATGTATTTGCGGATGATACCTATTTGCCAGAGTTTATCAAACAAATGAGAAGATTGACGAGGCAGGATGGTATGTATCGTTTTTCTAAAACATTACATCTGGACAATCCTGAATTTCATAATTCGCATATACAAAGTGGTAAAGAGTGGATTGAAAAGTGGGTAGCGGGTGATAATAAAAGTGGATATGGGTTTTGCCTATCTCAGGCAGATAGTAAAGTTCCATCACCACCAATTACTGCACAAGAAGTTAAAGACCTTTACAAAGCTGGTATATTGAAATACGAAAATATATCTTCACTTAAAACTGCGGATTGGGGTGAGAATATTGATAATTTAGTTGATGTTCCTAAACAACCAATTCAGATTAAAATCTATCCATTAGGGCAGAGAATATTTCCTGAAGCAACTGCTGCATTTCGTATTGGTATGGGTACACAGGCGGTTGTAAACTTCCCACCACTTACTGCAAAGTATTTGTATCAGAGGTTTACTCAACATATCAAAGAGCAAGATGTAATTAACATTTATGACCCATCAGCTGGTTGGGGTGGAAGGATATTGGGAGCATTAAGTGTAGATGATAGAAATATCCACTACATCGGTAATGACCCAAATACTGAAAACTATATTGCAGAAATCGGTAAGACTCGTTATGAGTATCTTGCTGAATTCTTTAACAATAAAGTACCTGGTGCAGCTAATCCATTTTGGGGACATGCAAATACATATGAACTTTTTACAACGGGTTCTGAAGTTATTGCAGATGACCCGAGATTTCAAAAGTATAAAGGTAAGTTAGATTTCGCATTTACTTCACCACCATACTTTGATAGAGAAAGATATTCCGATGATGATTCGCAATCTTTTAAGAAGTTTGGTAATTATGAAAGTTGGAGAGATGGTTTCTTAAAACCAACTCTTACAACAATTTTTGAATATCTACGAAACGATAGATACATTTGTTGGAATATCGCAGATATCAAAGTTGGACCTGATAAATTTTATCCATTAGAGCAAGATAGTATTGATATCCTAACACAATTAGGATGTGAACACAAAGGTAAAATCAGAATGACTATGAGTCCGATGACAGGAATGGATTTATCTAAAGCAAAGAATTCTATGCAGATTGAAGGACAATTTTATAAGTACGAACCAATTTTTATTTTTTATAAACCATAATGTATCAGAATATATTTTTAGAGAGGCAGAGGAACTTAATACATCTTTGGGATGATACGATAGGGTATCGTACATTCCCATATAAAAAGTATGCATATCGTAAAGACCCAAATGGACAATATGTTTCAATGCATGGAGACCGTTTGGAAAAGATTTATAAGTGGGATAAAGAAGATGGAGAAGAATTGTTTGAGAGTGATGTACCTGAAACAACCAGAGTATTAGTTGACCTATACGAAGATGATACTCCATCAAAAGGACATATTGTATTAACATTTGATATTGAGGTTGAGATGCATACCGGTCTTCCAAATATTGAGAAGGCAGATAATGAAATCACTTCAATTGCGGCGCATGATGATGCTACAAAAGAATATCACGTATTCGTTGTAGATAAGAAAGGCAAAGTAAAAGGTAAAGCATTTCAGAAAGATGGTAAAGATGTACATGTTCATATCTACAAAAGTGAAAGAGAACTATTGAATGCATATATTACCTACGTTGAAAGCGTAAACGCAACAATCTGGACAGGATGGAATATTGATTTCTTTGACGTTCCATATCTTTACAATCGTATTAAAAATATTATGGGTGAAACCCAAGCAAATCGTCTTTCATCTATTGGTAAAACATACTGGTCACCATATCGTAATCGTTATAGTATTGCGGGTGTGAGTATTATGGACTATATTGGATTGTATAAAAGATACAACTTCGGTTTAGAAAGTTCATATACTCTTAACCACATTGCTACAAAAGAATTAGGTAGAGGTAAGGTTGAATATGAAGGAAGTTTGGATGACCTCTTTGAAAACGATTTAGAGAAATTCATTGAGTATAATATTACTGACGTTGAGCTGGTAGTGGCAATGGATACGAAACTTCAGTTCATTGAATTGAGTAGAGCTATTTGTCACTCTGGCTTTACGCCTTATGAAGATTATATTTTTTCATCAAAGTATTTGGAAGGAGCGTGTTTGGCTTATCTCAAAAAGAAAGGATTGGTAGCACCGAACAAACCAAAGAACCACAAAGATAAACTTGCAGAACAAACCGAAGCGGGTGAGGAAAAGTTCATTGGTGCGTATGTAAAAGAACCTATTGTTGGAAAGTATGATTGGATTTATGACTTGGACTTAACATCTCTATATCCATCAATCATTATGACACTTAATATCTCACCTGAAACAAAAGTTGGTAAGGTTGAGAATTGGGATCCTGATGCGTGGGTTAGGGGTGAAGATAGGCAATTTGTTATTAATGGTAAAACAAAACAATTTACATACAATAGACAAGAACTTTCCGAATTGATTAGGGATAATGAATTGGGTATTGCGGCTAATGGCGTTCTTTATACACAAAAGAAACCAGGTCTTATTGCAGATATTTTGGATACGTGGTTCAAACAAAGGGTTGAGTTCCGAAAGTTGGAAAAGAAGTATGGTGAAGAAGGTAATACTGAATTGTATGAGTTCTATGGTAAGAGACAGTTGGTTCAGAAAATTCTTTTGAACTCAATGTATGGTGTGTTAGGACTTGTTGCATTTAGATTTTATGATATTGATAATGCAGAGGCAGTTACAATTACCGGTCAAACCGTAATTAAGAAAACTGCTGAAATGGCAAATCTAAAGTATTGGAAAGAGTTAGGAACAAAAGAGGATTATAATGTTTATATTGATACCGATTCAATCTATATGATGGCAGAACCTTTGGTTAAGCATCGTTTTCCTGAATACAAAACTTTTGACCAGACAAGGATGGCACAAGAAGTGAATACGGTTGCAGAAGAAACTCAATCATTCCTTAACCGATTCTATGATATGTTGGCGGAGAGATTCTTTTGTATCCCTAAAGAGAAACACCGTTTTGAGATTAAGAAAGAGTATATTAGTAAGGCAGGATTTTGGGTAGCTAAGAAAAGATATGCACAATGGATGATTTTGAAGAATGGTATCCCTTGCGATAAGTTGGACGTAAAAGGTTTAGATGTAGTAAGAAGTTCATTCCCAAAAGCATTTCAGGACTTTATGGCTAAGATGTTGAAGAATATTCTAATGGGTAAGAGTAACGAAGAAATTAATACTGACCTATTAGAATTCAAAAAGAACTTACCTAATCTTCCTATTAATAAAATCGCAAAAGGTGGAGCTATCAAAGAATTGAGTAAGTATGATAATGGAAAGTGGAGAAAGGATAGTGGATTGGCAATTGCTAACTTTGAGAAAGGAACACCTGCTCACGTGAAAGCCGGAATAGCATACAACCGATTACTAAAATTCTTTGAGTGTCCGTTTAAGCACGAACCGATTAGAGATGGTGAAAAAGTAAAGTGGGTATATCTAAAACAAAACCCATTGGGAATTGATACTCTAGCGTTCAAAGATTACAATGACCCGAAAGAGATATTGGACTTTATTACTACATACATTGATAGAGAAGAAATCTATAAAGCAGAACTAGAAAATAAATTGGGTGACTTCTATGGAGCACTTAAATGGGAGATGGCTTCGGTTGATTCCCAAAACGCAAAAAAGTTTTTTGAATTCTAAACTTTTTTTCGTATATTTGTAAAACAAAACGTATATTATGGCAAAGGCTAAAAAAACAAAAAAAGTAGAAGAAGTAAAGATTGAAGACCAATCTGAACAACTACAACAATTAGGTGATGTAACAATTACACAAAAAAAATATGATGAATGTGAATGGTGTTTTCAATTTGATGAAGATGACCCACAAATATTTGCTTGGACGGATTCTGAAATGAATAAAGATGAGGACCCTAAAATTGTTTTTACAATCACTAACGTTGAAAACTCATATATTAGTTTTACCAACAAAGATGGAAAGAAATTCAGAATCTTTGCTAGAGAATTATCTGAAGGTGGTAAAGATTTAAGGAATAAACAAAGAGAAGCATTTAAACAATTACAAAATGGAAGTGAAAATCAAGAAGCTTAATCCAAACGCAGTAATTCCTTCATATGCTAAATCAGGCGATGCTGGAATGGATTTGGTAGCAACAACAATTATATCAGATACACCGGAACAAATTACTTATGGTATGGGTATTGCTTTAGAAATACCTGAAGGATTTGTAGGATTAATATTTCCTCGCTCATCAGTTAGAAAGACTGGTTTGGATTTAAGTAATTCAGTTGGTGTTATTGATAGTGGATATAGAGGTGAACTTCAAGCTACATTTAATAAAGTATTTGGTGGTGACCGTTTTTATGATGAAACAAAAAATACCGAAGATACATCAAATAATTTTTACAAAGTAGGTGATAGAATCGCACAAATTATGATTATACCATATCCACCAATTGAGTTTATAGAATCAGAAGAATTATCAAATACCGAAAGAGGTGAAGGTGGATTTGGTTCAACAGGAAAATAAAAAATAAAAATATGTTTCAATTTACACAAGAAGAAAAAACAAATCACTCACTTTGGGTAGAAAAATATAGACCAGCAAAGTTAGATGATTATGTAGGAAATGAGCATCTTAAAAATAAAGTTGCTGGATATATTGAAAGTGAAGATGTACCACATCTACTTTTCTTTGGAAAAGCCGGTACTGGTAAAACTACACTTGCTAAATTAATAGTAAACTCTATTGAGTGTGATTATATGGTTCTTAATGCATCGGATGAGAATAACGTGGAAACGGTAAGAACAAAAGTTAAAAACTTTGCATCATCTATTGGGTTTAAAAAGTATAAAATTATTATACTAGATGAGTTTGATTATATGACTCCAAACGCACAGGCAATTCTTCGTAATTTAATGGAAACGTTTAGTAGGCATTGCCGTTTTATTCTAACGTGTAATTATATTGAAAAAATTATTGAACCAATTCAAAGCCGTTGTCAAACTTTCCAAATTACACCACCAACTAAAAAAGATGTTGCTATTCAAATGAGTAAGATTTTGAAGGCAGAAGGTATAGAGTTTGACCCGAAAGATTTAGTTCCAATTATTGATTCATCTTATCCGGATATTCGTAAAATTATTAATACTTGTCAATTAAACTCTCTAAAAGGTAAATTACAATTAGATGTTCAGAATCTTTTAGATAACGATTACAAACTTAAAGTATTAGAAATTCTTAAATCAAATGATGATAAGAGAAACAAATATATGAAAATCAGGCAAACTATTATAGATGCAAAGACAACTGATTTTACTGACCTATTTACTCTCCTTTATGATAAAGTAGATGATTATGCGGCAGAAAACACATCTAATGTAATTTTAGTATTAGGTGATGCAGTAGCTAAATCCGCTGTAGCTATTGATAAAGAAATTGTAGCAGCGGCAACAATGATTCAAATTATAAACATTATTTAATATGGCAAACATTATAGGAGCAGGAGAAACACCGCAGATGCCGGGAGGAGCTCAACCAAAAGTAGATATATCGCAATCAGTACCTGTGTTTTGTGATTGTGGTGGTAAAACATTCTTACCAGCTATGAAGATGAGAAAACTTTCAAAATTGGCGTATGGTGGTGACCAGGATATGATGATACCTTTTGAAGTATATCTTTGTGGTGATTGTGGGGCAGAGCAAGAACTTATGAAGCCTGTACAATTAAGAGCATTAGAACAAAAAGATAAGTTAGAAGCTGCTAAAACAAAATCATTAGATTTAGAATAATATGGCTAAAGGATTATTTGACCATATCAATGCAATTACAAAAGACCAGGATCCAAAGTATTGGGACAAATTAGATGATGCTGATAAAAAGACTTGGAGTAATTGGTTAATCATTCGCTACATGTCTATGAATCCTGATTGGATTGAGATGGTAGCAGAAATACAACCGTATATTCAAGAGGCACCACCAAAAGCTGTCTACAAAGCACTTATTGGTATTATACCAAAAGGAAAAAGTTATCTTCGTTATATGAAAGGTAAATCGGTAAGGGATTACGAAGATTGGATTTTGGAATTGATTGCCAAATGGTTTTTAGTATCTCAAAAAGAAGCATCGGAGTATTTGGACATACTTTATGAAAGTACTATCGGCAGGGAGGAAATTAAACGAATTGCCGAAGCGTATGGTACTGACCCGAAGTTAATTACTAAATTGAAACTTAAAGTTTAATTTGGTATATTCATCATTTTTTCGTATATTTACATTATGGCAAAAGTATCATTTTCGCAGTTCTCAATGTGGAGTAACTGCCCCCAGCAGTATAAGTTATCGTATATAGATAAGTTAGGTGAAAGTTCAGGTAACATTCACACAATATTTGGTTCGGCAATGCACGAAACCTTACAACATTATCTATCAGTTATGTATGGTGTTTCTAAAAAACAAGCGGATGAGATTGACTTGGATAAGTTACTGCTTGATAAAATGAGAGAACATTATACAAAAGAAAAAGAATTACTAACCGAAGGAACTCCTTGTGAGCAAGTTGAGTTAGAAGAATTTTATGGCGATGGTAGAAGAATAATCGGTTGGTTCAAAAAGTATTCAAGCAAATTTTATTCCAAATCCGGCTATGAATTAGTTGGTATTGAGATTCCACTAAACGCACCAATTAAAGAAGGTGTACACTTTATTGGATTCATTGATATTGTGTTGAGAGATTTAGCTGAGAACTCAATTATTATTGTTGACCTTAAAACATCAACAATGGGTTGGAATCAATATCAGAAAGCGGATGAGATGAAAAATTCTCAAATACTTCTTTACAAAAAATATTATTCAGAACTTTTTAATATTTCACTTAACAAAATCAAAGTTGAATATCAAATTATGAGAAGGAAGTTGCCAGAAGATTCAGCATTTCCTATACCATATATGTCAAAACACGTTCCTTCAAATGGAGGTCCTTCGGTTACAAAAGCATATGATAAATTTATGAATTTTGTAAACACTGTTTTTGAAGATGGTGGTACATACAAAGATATTCCTTTTCCAAAAGTACCAGGTACAAACAAAAAGAATTGTAAGTATTGTGAGTTTTTAGGAAAACATTGTGATGGTAAACCTTAATTTTTGTTTTTTTATTTTCTATATACTTATATATACAAATATATTAAAATAAAAAGACAATGATTCAAGAAAACACAAAACTTACAACTGTGAAGATATTGAAAGATGTGTATTCATCATTTAAAAAAGTATCATTTGATTCCGATGTTACCTTACAAAAATTAGTTAATAGAACGGTTGAAAGATATGTTAAAGACGAAGAATTTCGTAAAGAAATGAATGAGTACTTACAATTACAAATTTCAGGTTCACAATTTTAAAATTAGTTATGGCAAAGAAAAAAATATTGTTACTTTCAGATGATTTAAGAATGGCGAGCGGTATCGCTACAATGTCTAAAGAATTAGTATTAGGGACAGTTCATAAATACGATTGGTTTCAGGTGGGGGCAGCTATTAATCATCCTGAGCAAGGTAGGGTTTTGGATGTAAGTGAAGATATTCAAAAAAATTATGGAATAGCTGATGCTAGTGTAAAAATACTTCCTTGGAATGGATATGGTAATGCCGATTTGATTCGTCAATTAATTAATGCGGAAAAGCCAGATGCTATCCTACACTTTACTGACCCACGCTATTGGACTTGGTTATATGATATAGAGCATGAAATAAGACAAAATATTCCTTTATTGTTTTATGCAATTTGGGATGATTTGCCAGACCCAATGTACAATCGTAACTTCTATGAAAGTTGTGATTGGATAGGTTGCATATCTCGTCAAACCTATGGTATTATCAGTAGAATTGGTCAAAGAACTGATAAACCAACTTGGATACCAAAACAACCTTGGCAAGTTAGTTATGTACCACATGGTATTAATACTGATATATACAAACCAACGGATGTTCCTACTGAATATCGTAATGAAATTTTAGGCGGTAAAGATTATGAGTTTGTACTTTATTGGAGCAATCGTAACATCAGAAGAAAACAGCCGGCCGATGTAATCTACGCTTTTAAATTGTTTTGTGAAAAGATTGGTAAAGAAAAAGCAGATAAGTGTTTGTTATTAATGCATACACAGCCTGTGGATGATAATGGAACTGACCTTCCGGCAGTTATAGAAGCTGTAGCACCTGATTGTAATATTAAGTTTTCAGAAAAGAGAAGATTACAACATGAATTAAATTGGAATTATAATATCGCAGATTGTACAATTAACATTGCTAACAACGAAGGATTCGGATTAGCAACTGCAGAATCGGTAATGGCTGGTACTCCAATTATTGTAAACGTAACCGGTGGATTGCAAGACCAATGTGGATTTAAAGTAGAGGGTAATGTATTAGTAGCTGAAGATTATATTAAGATAGGTTCTTTGCATGAATGGAGAAAGTGGGAAGGGAAAGCAGAACCTGGCCCTTGGGCAATTCCTGTATGGAGTAGAGCATTGGCATTGGCAGGTTCAGTACCTACACCTTACATTTGGGATGATAGAGTTGATTTGCATGATGTAGCGGAAGCTATTGAAAAAATGTATAATACTCCAAAAGAACAAAGAAAACAAAATGCATTAAAAGGTAGAGAGCATTTTATAAATGAAGCTGGATTGAATCATACCAATATGTGCCAGACACTTATTGATGGTATTGAGTCAACATTCCAAAATTGGAAACCAAGAAAAAGATTTGATGTATTCAAAATTAAATAAGTTATGAGTAAAGCAACGTTAGTATTTCAGGGACCTATTTTTACAAGAAGTGGATATGGTGACCATTGTAGAGATTTGATGAAATCACTTCGTAAGATGGATAAGTACGATATAAAAATTATCCCACTTCGTTGGGGTAACACTCCACAAAATCAGGTGAGTGACCAGGATGAATTTGGAAGATGGATGTTAGAAAGAGTTATTGGTGAGATTGGTGAAAAGCCGGATGTGTTTATGCAAGTTTCGGTGGCAAACGAATTTGAACCAAAAGGACATTATAATATTGGTATAACTGCGGGAGTTGAAACCACAATTGCACCAAAAGATTTTATTGAAGGTTCAAACAAAATGGATTTAATTATTGTTCCTTCGCAATTTACAAAAGGTAATATAGGCGGAACTGTGTATCAACAAAAAGACCAATCAACCGGACAAATTGTTGGAGAATTTAAAGTTGATAAACCAATTGAAGTTCTTTTTGAAGGTGTTGATACTGAAATATTTTCAAAAGGTTTTCATAAACCAGGTTCAAAAATTGATATATTAGACAATGTAAAAGAAGATTTTTGTTTTCTTATTGTTGGACATTGGTTAAAGGGTTCTTTGGGACAAGATAGAAAAGATATTGGTATGGCAATAAAAACGTTTGCAACGGTATTCCAATATCTACCAAAAGAAAAAAGACCTGCGCTTGTTGTAAAAACATCGCATGCCGGATTTAGTGTAATTGATAGAGAAGAAACTCGCCGAAAAATTGATGAGGTGCTGAAACCTTTTGGAGATAAATGTCCTTCAATATATTTGATACATGGGGATTTAGAAGAAACTGATATGAGTAATCTTTATCACAATCCAAAAGTAAAAGCTATGTTATCATTTACAAAAGGTGAAGGGTATGGTAGACCATTAGCTGAGTTTACTCTTACAGGTAAACCAATTATAGTAAGTGGGTGGAGTGGGCATGTTGATTTCCTACCCGCCGAAAATGCAGTTCTACTAGAAGGTTCACTCACTCCAATTGATGAATCGGCAGCAGACCAATTCATTATGAAAGAATCTCAATGGTTTACTGTAAATTATTCAAATGCTGCAAATAAAATTTATGATGTTTATAACAAATATAATTCATATTTGGAAAAATCTGCAGGTTTAAGAGAAAACACATTAAAAAACTTTACTTTAGAAAAAATGCATGAAAGATTTACACAAATACTTGATACTTATGTAAAGAAAGCACCTCAATTAGTACCGTTTAATATGCCAAAGGTAAATTCTTCAAAAATGCAGATACCAAAATTAAATAAAGTATAAAGTGGCGTACGCAAATCAATATAAAAAGTTCTTAAAAAAAGAGTTTTTAGCAAATAAAACTAATCTAAAAACTCGTAATTTTTATAAGATTGTTTCATATCAGTATGCCGATGGACATAAACAAACTTTTAGTGGACAAAAAACTACATTAGTATTTTTAATGGGGGTTACATCCGATAAAAAATTAAATTGTATTAAAATTACTGAAGTTAGACCAGAAAAATTTTTTGCATGGTTTAAGAAACTTATAAAACCTTCACTAAAATGTGAAACTATAAGAGCAAATTTTGTTAATCAGGAATTTGAAAATTGTATTATTGAAGATACAAGAAAAGGTGCAGGTATTTTTGCAAAAGTAAAAACCGATTCTATTTATACAAGTGACCCAACTGCGTTTAGAACATATTCACTTGAAGGTATCAAACAAATTAAGACTGTTTATTTAGATGAAAATTGGTTAATGAATGAACTTTTAGGTAAAAATTGTTATGACCCAATGGACTTGAATAAAGATGGTGTTGTTACCGAACAAGAACGAAAGCAATATCAAAGAAAACAAAATTTAGCCAAAGAGGAAAACTTTAGATTATAATCAAACTTATTCTTTAGAATATTTATATTTACTGTAGATTATAGAACCCTACAAGCATAATATAAATGGCAATTACACAAAGACTTATAAAGGGCAGTCCACTTACAGCAGCAGAAATGGACGCCAACCTGAATATTTTAGAACAAACATCAGGCTCATTTACTGCTTTAATGACTGGTTCATTTTTGGCGGTATCTCAATCCGTTTCCAATCTTTCAACATTACAAGGAACATTAAGTGGACAATTTACAGGTAGTGCTTTAATTTCGGGTAGTTTAAAATTCACATCCTCGTCAATATCTTTTAAAAACACAACCGATAAGGTAGTTGTTTATGACCCGGTGGATGGTGCAATTGGATGGAGTTTAGTATCCGGTAGTATTCAAACTTCTGGTACATCTGGAACAAGTGCAGTGAATGGTACGAGTGGCGTAAATGGTACAAGTGGCGTAAATGGTACGAGTGGCGTAAATGGTACAAGTGGTGTCAATGGCACTAACGGCTCAGCAGGCTCATCTGGTACTGCAGGCACAACGGGTACTGCAGGCACAACCGGCACCGCCGGCACAAGCGGTGTAAGTGGAACATCTGGACAAGATGGTACATTAGCAGGAGCTGATTTAGTACCAAGAATACAACAAACAACAGCATCACTAAACGCATTTTCGGCATCAACTGAAGCTCATATTCAATTTATGAGCTATCTTACATCTTCATATAATAATCAATTTGCTCAAATAGGAATTGCAACGGGTTCATTAAATGCGTTTACAAGTTCAATAGGCTCTGGTATTCCAAATTTAAATTTCTTTAGTGGTTCAACAAATAGACATACCGCATCGGTAAATGTGACAACTGCATCTTTAAACACTTTCACCGGTTCAATTAGGGGTGAAGTAAATGGATTAGAAGCATATACTGCATCACTAAAAGCTGTAGGATTAGTATCCGGTGCAGCGCAAATTACCGCATTAGGATTTGGAGCTGGCGGTGGCGGAGGTTCTTTCCCATATACTGGTTCTGCAATCATAAGTGGTTCATTGCAAGTTACTGGTTCAACGTTTATGGTTGGTGGTGTAAATGCATCAGGAATTGTTTCTGGTGCAGCTGGATTATCAACAACGGGTCCTTTGAGTGCATCTTTAAGAGAAGGATATGTTTGGGTAGGTGGACCAACTAATCAAAATACACGTCAAATAGCAACATCATCATTAAGTGGTGGTGGTGGTGGAAGTACAATAAGTGTTGTAAGAGGTGCTTCAACATATACGTCAGTTGATACTTTAGAATTAACTGCCGATTTTAGTGTAACTGATTTAGGTGGTGGCAATTTATTAGTAGATGTGACTGGTGGCGGAGGAAGTGGTACTGATGGTACTGCCGGCACATCTGGTACTTCTGGTCAAACATCAACTGCTGGAACATCTGGAACATCTGGTTTGAGTGGTACTAGTGGTAGTAGCTTAGCAGGTACAAACGGTACATCTGGTACTTCTGCAATAGGTTCTTCTGGTACTAATGGTTCTCCTGGTGTAAGTGGTACATCGGGTTCTTCTGGTACATCGGGAGGTTCTAATGGTTCGGGTGGTTCTTCGGGTACTTCTGGTACAACAACCGAAATTGGTGTTAGAGATGGTAACGGAGGAATAACTGCAGTTTATGCTGTAAGAGATATATCTTTTAGTGGAAGTGTTATTCTTACTCCATCGGGTGCAAATGGCGTTGTTGTATCATTAACAGGTGGTAATGGTGCATCGTTTTCATCAGCATCGTATAATGGATGGATAACAGGTTCGGCACAAATATTAGATGCAGGATTTGTACAATCGGCATCGGGCTTATTCAAAGATTTCATTGTAACACAATCAATGGTTAGAGATTGGAGTGTGGTAAATAATGGTAATAGTGGATATGTATTTACTCCATCAAATGACCCAACTTTGGAAAGAGGCGAAGATGTTGATATTTGGGTTTATCATGGTGATACAATCGTATTTAACGTAGTAGCAGCATCGCACCCATTCTACATTAAAACATCAGTAACCTCAGGTACTGGACAGGGAGTGACTGGTGTAAACAATAATGGTGCAACAAATGGTACTGTAACGTATAACACAAGTGGTTCAGTTCCTGGTTCAACAATCTTCTATTGTAGCTCAGCAAATACGGCATTAAGTGGACCTATTTATATAAAAGATAGACAAAGAAGAACTCAATTCAAAGATGGTAGAATAGTGCATACGGGTTCTATATGGGTTGATGGTGGTATGATTGTTACTGGTTCAATTTATTTCAGCGGTTCATTATATCAAAATGGAGTAGCATTTCAAGGTGGTGGTGGAAGTAGCGTATTTGCACAAACGGGTTCATATTATTCAGCAAATGGAGATTTATATGTAACTGGTTCATTTAGAGTTAGTGGTTCAATAACAGCATCTGCAATAACCGTAACTTCTCCTGGTACACCTGAAATATATTCATCAACAAATATCAATTTAAATGCAGGAAATGCAGTAGTAATAACTTCATCATCATTAAGATTGGCAAGTTTTACTGATGGACAAACTAGTAGTTTAGCACCTGCAAATGGTGATGTATATTATAATACTACTACTAATAAATTTATGGGTAGAATTAGTGGTAGTTGGATTGAATTTACATCTGGTTCATCTGTTGGTGGAGCTGGTGGTGCATCTGGTACTTCTGGTACATCTGGAGTTTTAAATTTAAGTGGTACAACTTTTAATGGTGTAATAACATATAGTGGAAGTATGGGTATGGTGAGTGCTGGTTTAAAATACGAACCAATATCAACTAAAACCGAAGTATCTTCATCTATTCACATTACATCGTATGAGAGAATACAACGTTATCTTAAAAGAGGGAATTGATTACGATGAATTTTGGAATGATATAGAAAGTGATACCGATGGTGGTAAATTATACATTCCAAATCGTAAAGTAGAATTTACAAACGAAAGACCTGGCTCTCTTCGTCAATGTTGGTATTTGCTAACAGAGGAAGAAGCAGAACAGCTTAAATTAGATGAAAGAGTATTTGACGTAGAAATACCACCAGACCATAGAGATGATTTGAAAATGGTTTTAAGAGCGGTTCAGAATACTGATTTTACAAAAAATCCAGCAACTGTAGATTCTGGCGATTATACTAATTGGGGATTAATACGTTCTAATTTTGATTTTAATTGTTATGGTACCGGAACATCTACAACCGCTTCTTATGAATACTCATTGACGGGAAATGGTGTAGATGTTGTAATTCAAGATAGTGGATTGCAAGTAGACCATCCTGAATTTCAAGACGAATTTGGAGTTAGTAGAGTACAACAAATAAATTGGTACACCGAAAGTGGATTAAGTGGAACACAGTCTGCAAATCATTATAGAGATTTTGATGGACATGGTACACATGTTGCATCAACTGTGGCTGGTAAATTTTTTGGATGGGCTAAAAAAGCAAGAGTATATTCTCAAAAACTTAGCGGATTAGAAGGCAGTGGAGATAGTGGTACGGGTATATCTATAACCGATGCATTTGATGCTATAAAACTTTGGCATAGAAATAAACCAGTAGACCCTAAAACAGGAGCAAAAAGACCAACTGTAGTTAATATGAGTTGGGGATATGTTCATTATTTTACTGCAGTTACTTCACTAACATATAGAGGTACATCTTATAGTAATACAACCGCAACCATAGCTGCAAATAGAGAAACTAATTATGGTTATATTCAAAATTTTGATGGGACTTATTACTATGGAAACACTAGGGTTTCATCAACCGATACTGATATTGATGAGATGATTTCCGAAGGAATACATGTTTGTATTGCAGCGGGTAACTTTGGATTTAAAATAGATGTAGCCGGTGGTTCTGATTATGATAATACCATTACCGCAACCGGTGGAAACATTGGTGGTGCGAACTACTACCATAGAGGTTCTTCACCTTATTCAACTAGGGCAATAAAAGTGGGAAATGCAGATAGTGCTTCATACGATGCTAATACTGACCAAAAAGCAATATCATCTGAAACAGGACCTGGTGTTGATATTTATGCACCTGGAACTGCTATTATGGGAGCTTGTTCCCAGACAACACAATTTACAACTGGTAACTATTTTAAAAATTCTTCGTTTAAACAAACAAATATAAGTGGAACTTCTATGGCATCTCCACAAGTTGCCGGTGTAGCAGCACTTATTTTACAAATAAATCCAAAAATGACACCATCTGAATTAAAACAATATTTGATTAGTAATTCAAATGGTGATTTATATGCAACTTTAAATAATAATGATTGGACAAATAGAAGAAGTTTATGGGGTGGCGTGACTAGATATTTGTTTAATAAATTTAATAAATCACAGGCCAGTAGCATAGGTGGTGGTTTAAGTTTTAGTGGTGGCTTTATATTTAAAGTTTCTTAATTTTTTATCGTTTTCTAATTTCTCTTTATATTTATATATACAAATATATTACCAATAAAATTTGGTAAATAAATAAAAAAATCTTATATTTGTATTATGATAAATGTTACATACGCAATTACAGTTTGTAATGAAATTAACGAAATAACAAATTTAGTTGATTTTTTACAACCAAAAATTAAGGAAGAAGATGAGATACTAATTCAGTTTGATGAATTATCGGCCACCTCTCAAATAATTGATTATCTCAAAATAATTTCACAGCTTCACAAAAATATTAGAGTGATTTCTTTTCCTCTAAACGGTGATTTTGCATCTTTTAAAAACAATTTAAAAAATCATGCCAATGGTATTTTTATATTTCAAATTGATGCCGATGAAATGCCAACAGAATATATAGTTGAAAATCTTTCTGATTTATTAGAATTTAATAAAGATGTAGACCTTTTCTTCGTACCACGTGTAAACACAGTAAATGGATTGACACAACAACATATTCAAAAGTGGGGATGGAAAGTAAATGAAAAGGGATGGATTAATTTTCCAGATTATCAAACACGTCTTTATAGAAGAACATCTGAAATAGAATGGCAAGGTAAGGTGCATGAAAGAATCGTTGGATATAATACACTTTCAGTATTACCACAAGAAGAACAATTTTGTTTGTACCATCATAAACAAATTGAAAGGCAAGAAAAACAAAATGCATATTACGAAACTATATGAAAATAGCATTCTTAACTGAAATGGGATTTATTGGTAAAGTTCCATCGGTGCATCCAAATATGAGAACAGAGTTTGCTTGGATGCATGCTTTAGATGCAGACCATTTCAATATTCATATGATTGATGGTTTGACAGGATATGACCACGTATTTGTTATATTTCCAAAAGGTAAAACATTTTTAAGTTCGGAAGGTAGTACATTAGTAAAAGGAGTTAATCCAGTTTCCGAACTACTTCGTCAACCAATAGTTAAACGAATAAAAGAAAAAGGAAATGGTTCAGTTCATTATATTCAAGAAGGACCTCATTGGTGGTGGAATGATTATGAAGTAAATGACCAAATTTATTTTTATAACTTTCTTTCGGAATGTGATTCAATTTTTACACACAATTCATCCGATGTTCCTTACTACAAAGGTCTTTTTCCAAATAAAGAAGTTAGACCTATCTTTACGTTAATGATTGAAGAATTGGTTAAAAACATAGTACCAACAAAAGAAAACAAAGCAATTATTGGTGGTAACTTTGCAAGATGGTATGGTGGATTTGAAAGTTATATTGTAGCAAATGAATTTGATTGCGAAATATGGACACAAGATTCACATGCCAAAAGAGTTGGTGAAGAAAGTGTTGATGGTATAAAACATTTTAAGAGAATGATTTGGCAAGTGTGGATGAATGAATTATCAAAATTTAAGTATGGTGTTCATCTAATGCCAACCGTAGCAGCGGGAACATTCTCACTTAATTGTGCATACTTTGGAATACCTTGTATTGGAAACATATTAGTGGATACACAAGTTCTTTGTCATCCAAATCTTTCGGTTGATGTGTATGATATTCAAAACGCAAGAAATTTGGCAAAACTATTAAAAGATAATCCAACTTATTACAATATGTGTTCAGAAAAAGCAAAAGATAATTACCATACACATTATTCAGTTGATGTTTGGAAAAATAGAATGAAAAATTATTTAGGATGATAAGTGTTATATTAAATGGTTACAAAAGAGCAGATAATCTTAATGAGCAATTAGAAGCTCTAAAAAATCAATCAGTACAACCGGATGAAATACTTTTTTGGTATAACAATCCTGGTGATAATGACCTGATTAATTACGATATTGGTACTGAAATAGCAGGTGCTTATTGTAACTACAACTTTGGTGTGTGGGCACGATTTGCTTTTGCATTTATGGCTCGTAATCCTTATGTATGTATCTTTGATGATGATACAATACCTGGCCGTAGATGGTTAGAAAATTGTATGGAAACAATGAAAACACACGAAGGATTATTAGGTACGGTTGGATTATTATACCCAGTTCCACTTCCGGCAGAACATTCATCTTATTATGAACACTACTTACGTTTTGGTTGGCCTGAGCAAGGTAATAATGATAAAACAGTGCAAGTTGATTTAGTTGGGCATAGTTGGTTCTTTAAGAAAGAATGGTTATCTCATATGTGGAGAGAACAACCTGACCCAAAGTATAATACTTGTGGTGAAGATATGCACTTTTCATATATGTTGCAAAAGTATGCTGGAATAAATACCTATGTACCACCACACCCTCGTTCTGATATGGAATTGTGGGGAAGTATAAAAGGCGGAACTTATGGTGGTGATGCTAATTCCCTTTGGGAAAGTAATCAAAAAAGTGTTGAAGGAATACCTTTCAAACAATTAATGAATCAGTATTTTAGAGAACAAAGATTAAAAGGTTGGAAATTAGTAAATGAGTAAGAAGCATCCGATATTAATATGTTTTGGTACTAGACCAGAATGGTTAAAGGTAAAACCATTAATTGATTTATTGCCAAAAGAAAAATATAAAACATTATTTACCGGTCAGCATGAAGACCTTTTAAAAGATGTTCATGTTGATTTTAGAGTTAATATAGAAAATAGTTTTCGTCATACTAGATTAGATTCTATTATGATGGGTTGTATGGAATATTTTCCAAATTACAACTTTAGCGGTGTGTTGGTGCAAGGTGATACAGCCTCCGCATTTGCCTGTGCGCTAGCAGCGTTTCATAGAGAAATAAAGGTTATTTATTTAGAAGCGGGTCTACGCAGTTATGATTTACAAAATCCTTATCCAGAGGAAGGTTACAGACAAATGATAGCACGCTTGGCAGATATTAACTTTGCGCCAACACAACTCTCCGCTGAAAACCTGGATGCGGAAAGAGTAAAAGGAGATATTCATATAGTTGGAAACACTGTATTGGATAACCTTATGAAGTATGATAAAGGTAGTTATGGTGATACTATTTTGGTCACAATGCATCGTAGAGAAAATCACCATTGGATGGATGAATGGTTTAAGTACATTGATGATTTAGCCGTTAGATATCCGCAGTATAAGTTTATACTTCCGATACATCCAAATCCAAACGTTCAGAAGCATAGGGGTTTATTGACAAACGTAAACGTTATTGAACCCCTAACACATGATGAAACTATTAACATTCTAAAAGATTGTAAGTTAGTAATAACTGATAGTGGTGGATTGCAAGAAGAAGGTTCTTTCTTTAATAAGAAAGTAATTGTGTGTAGAAAAACAACCGAAAGACCAGAAGGTATAAAAACAGGTCACCTTTATATGTGTGAAGAACCACAAAAACTCCCACAATTATTTGGTGAGTTGGAAAAGAATTCGTATATTTGTAAACCTTGTCCTTATGGTGATGGTAGAGCAGCAGAAAAGATTAAAAAGATATTAGATGAAGAACTTTAGACAACACTTCGCCAAATTTACTGAAATGATTAGAAATGATGAGCACTTTGGGTTTGCTCGTTATTCCGATGGTGAATTGTATATACTCCAAAATAAAGAATTAGTTTTAGATAAAGGATTAATTCAAATTGGTGAGCAAAAACAAGGCGGTATATACCAACCTGCTGATTTCAAACACTTTGACCCAAAAGTACATGGAGTGTTTCTTGAAAGATTGATTGAAGCATATAAACACCGTCAACCAAATTACTACAAAGGTATTAGTTGTAAGTGTTGTGTGGGTGAAAAAGATTTCCAATGGCAGTTGGATTTACATGGTGGTGATGATGAAAGTTTGACATGGGCAAATCTTTGGGTTAATGGTAATTATCCATTATTTGTTACACATACATTACCAATTCTTTATAGTAAAGATTGTGTATTTGTTGGACATAAAGATGCTGACATATCTAAACTACCTTTTGTAGTGAAAGATTTTAGAGTTGGCTATAACGCATTTGTAAACGATTATGATAAAATTGAAGAAATCAGACAATGGATTAAAGAGAACAACATCACAAATCATGTGTTCTTATTCTCAGCTTCTACATTCACCAATTTGGCAGTATATGAGTTATTCAGAGATTTTCCCAATAATTCCTATATTGATATTGGAACGTGTCTTACACCAATGATGAACATGCCAACCCATAGAGGTTATCTAGAGGCATTTTGGGGTTATAGAGGTGGACAAGATATTCAAAAAATTTGTGTATGGTAATAGTAGAATGTACGAAAGAGTATTGGGAGTTTGTAAGAAAGCTTAGAATGGATAGTAGAGTGATTGATGGGTTTTTAGAAACCAAACCAATTACCGAAGAAGAACAAATAAAGTATATGATAAGTAATTCACAAAACTATCGTATATGTTTATTTGATGGCAGACCTGCAGGATATGTTGGTGTGATTGAAGATGATATCAGAGTATGTACTCATCCTGATTTTTTTGGAATGGGAGTTGGTAAGTTTATGATAAAATCTGCTATGGCTATATGGCCTACCGCATATGCTAAAGTAAAAATCGGAAATATTGCTAGTGATAAGTTATTTATTAGCTGTGGGTTTGAAGTAAGTGGTAGAGACGAGAACTTTACATACTATAAACTTAAAAAGAAAATGGTTAGCTTAAAGAGTTCAATTACCGCAAAGGGAAAATATGTTTCAAAGATATTACACTTTGTTGGTGGAGAAAAAAGAACATTCAATGGAGTAGATACCGATTCAATAAAGCAAGGTCAGTTTACAAAGTTTGAAACAAAAGATGGTAGACTTGTTATGATTAATGATAAGAATATCCTTTGTATAGAAATTATAAAAGAAGATTAATATGATTAAATTACACAACCCTTACAAAATTGTAAA